TGAACAAAACTCATACAATCGTGTCAACGCAGAACTACTGAAAGACACGGGTATAAAGACAAAGATTATAAGGCAGTACTTACCTGTTATCAATCAGTTGACTAACAAGTATTTACAAATCCTTGACTTCTTTGTTCACTTTGACTTAGACGGAAGTTTCCAAGAGACTATCCGTTCAAGACATCGTGATGCATTCTCCTATGACTCATTCTCTGAGGGTGAGAAACAACGTATTGACTTGTCATTACTATTCACATGGAGACAGATTGCGAAGATGAAAAACTCTGTCGCAACAAACCTTCTAATCCTTGATGAGACTTTTGACTCGTCTCTGGACGAAGAGGGTATCGAGAACTTGATGAAGATTATTGCCACCGTTGCGGAGGATACAAATGTCTTTGTCATTTCACACAAATCAGAATTAGAAGACGCGGCATTTGAACGTAAGTTGGAGTTTGTAAAAGAAAAGAACTTCTCCAAACTAAAAAGTGCTTGACTTATTCCTCTGAGTATGATAGAATAGAGACTATACAATTAAGAAAGGTAACCTAAAATGGAACTGAATGACACAACTATCAATATACTAAAAAACTATGCAACAATAAATCCCAACATTGTAATCAATGAGGGCAACCAAGTAAAGACCATATCGGTGGCACGTAATGTACTATCGACAAGTGAGGTCAGTGTGGAGTTTCCACAGACCTTCGGTATCTATGACCTGAACGAGTTCCTAAGTGTTCTCTCCTTGGTAGACCAACCTAGACTTCGATTTGAAAAAGAATATGTTGTTGTCGGTGACTCCACTGGACGTTCGTCTGTGAAGTACTTCTTCTCTGACCCAGAGATGTTGACAACTCCCGCGAACTCAATCAATATGCCTGAACCTGAAGTTAAGTTTACACTAGATAGTGATACACTCAGTAAAGTGAAACGTGCGGCATCTGCACTCGGTCATGACGAGATATCTATTACCCCTGTCACAGGTGCGATTAGATTGTCAGTGATTGATAGTAAAGATGCAACATCGAATAATTATTCTATTGAGGTCGAAGGTTCATATCCTGATAACGTGAACTTTCAGTTTATATTGAATGTCAATAATCTGAAGGTTGTTGGCGAAGACTTCGAGGTTGGTATATCATCTAAACTAATCTCACACTTCAAGAGTACACAGTCCCCGATTGAATACTTTATCGCATTAGAGAAAACATCGTCATACCAAGAAGGAGAATAAGATGTCAAACAAAGAGAAAAAAGAAGACCACACAAGAATATATGAACTCGGTAATAGAGTATCGCGTTCAACCGTTGCCGTAATTGATACCGTAGTACAACGCGGTGGTTTCAAGGGTGAAGAACTATCTACCATTGGTCAACTCAGAGACCAAGCGGTTCAAATAATACAAATCTGTGAAGAGTACCAATCTGCACAGGGTGTAAATGAATAAGTCGTAGCGTCTCCTTTCCGCGAGACTTATGGGTGGGGCAACTTTCCTTTCGTTGCCCCACTTTTCTATTGACTTTATGTACCAAGTGTGATATAATGGTACTATATTATTATGGAGAAATGTATGATTGATTTACGACATGGAGATTGTTTGGATGTTATTGACGACTTAATTACATCTGGTATTGTTGTTGATGCAATCGTTACAAGTCCACCATATAACATTGGGGAGATGCGTAGCAATACCACTAAACATGGTAGTTATGCTAATAACAATATGAAGGAAGAAGAGTATCAGAATTGGCAGATTGAGTTTCTCAATAAGTGTTTCAAGATACTTTCTCCAACAGGCAGTCTCTTTTATAATCATAAGGTTAGAATACGCGATGGTGTTGCGATACATCCATTGGAGTGGATATTCAAAAGCAACTTTATATTGAAACAAGAAATCACTTGGAACATGAAGAAGTCTGCTAATTGTGATAAAATGAGATTCTTCCCTTTTAGTGAAAGATTATACTGGATGACAAAAGACAGTAAGATTAAAATTAATAATAAAAAACGTCTTAGTGATGTTTGGGATTGTGTCCCGACCAGTAGAAGAAAGGACACTGGACATATTGCGGTTATGCCCGAACAGATTGCGTTAAACTGTTTGGAGGCGTTAGATGATGGTTTAGTGCTTGACCCATTCATGGGAACTGGCACTACAGGTGTTGTCTGTAAGTCTCTAGGTAGAGATTTCATAGGCATCGAACAAGACGATACTTACTTTGGTATCGCAAAAGAAAGAATTGAAAATACAAATTTTGTTGAGGAGATATTATTTTGAGCAACGAATTTCTATGGTGTGAGAAGTATCGCCCCAAGACTGTTGAGGATACTATCCTTGACCCCAAACTAAAAACTACATTCCAGAAAATCGTTGAAACAGGTGAGATACCTAACATGATGTTCACTGGCACTGCGGGTCTCGGTAAGACCACAGTCGCAAAGGCAATTTGTAATGAACTCGGTCTTGACCATATTGTTATCAATGGTTCTGAAGAGGGTAACATCGACACCCTTCGTGGTAAGATAAAACAGTTTGCGTCCTCGGTATCCCTGTCGGGTGGATACAAAGTTGTTATCCTAGATGAGGCAGACTATCTCAATCCACAATCAACTCAACCCGCCTTGCGTGGTTTCATAGAAGAGTTCAGTAAGAATTGTCGGTTCATACTAACTTGTAACTTCAAGAACCGCATCATCGAACCTCTCCATTCTCGATGTGGTGTCTATGAGTTCAACACAAACAAGAAACAGATGGCAGAACTCTGTTCCCAGTTTATGCAACGACTGCAACATATACTTGAGACCGAAAAGGTCGAGTATAGTAATTATGTGATTGCGCCACTTATTAGTAAGTACGCCCCTGATTGGAGACGCATACTCAATGAGGCACAACGCGGTGGTATCGGTGGGACAATGAATTCAGATGTGTTGGTGGAAGACAACACTGCATATGCAGACTTATATAAACACGTCAAAGGTAAAGACTTCAAGAAAATGCGTCAGTGGGTTGTCAACAATATGGACGTGGAACCCGCCTCTGTATTTCGAGGTATCTACGATAGTATGGAAGAGTATGTTGACCCGTCCTCTATACCACAACTCGTATTGATACTTGCAGACTATCAACACAAAAATGCATTCGTTGCAGACCATGAACTCAATCTGGTTGCATGTCTCACAGAGTGCATGGCGAACGTAAAATTCAAGTGATAACGAAAGGCTATATAACATTATGATACTAGATAAAACAGACGCACATTATGCCGCAAATATATTCACAGACTTCTTCTCAAGTTATGAACGCATTGATGAGTACATGAGAGAAATCAAAATGGAACGTATAAACTCTCTTGGAAATACTCTGCCAGGATTGGGCCCAGAACAGGATATTTTCACTTCCTTTGATATGCATCCAAAGGATATGGAGTTTACTATTTCAGAGGCACATGCAAGTCAGTTCATGTCCTACTTAGAGATGACCACCTCTGCCCCTGTAGAGGCATCAATTCCTGGCAAGATGTTGAATTGGATTGTACGAGAAAAGAGTACAGGTCTTGTTGTAGGTATGATACGATTTGGTTCTCCAACAATCAACAGTAGACCTAGAAATTTATGGTTGGGTAAACCCCTAGACACAATGAGTGCAGAAGTTATGAGAAGGTTCAATGAGATTACTATAATGGGATTTGCGATTGTCCCTGTCCAACCCTTTGGTTTCAACTACCTTGGTGGTAAGTTACTATCTGCAATCTGTTGTTCCCACATGGCGACACAAAAACTAAACAAAAGATACGGTGGTAATATCTGTAGGTTTGAGACCACATCATTATACGGTACTGCCAAACAAGGGATGTCACAATACTCTGGTATGAAACCACTACTCCTAAGTTATGGTCAGACAGATTCTAACTTTGCACCTCTCATCAACGATAAACATTATCACAAACTCAGTGATTGGTTTATTGAAAAGAATGGTGGAGAAAGACTTGTACCTATCGATGCATCATCTCGTAAGTTGAAAACACAGACTGCGATGATTGGTGTGATAAAGAAGTCACTCAAAGAAAATGACCTAGACGCTTACACTAAGTTTATTGAAGTCATGAAGAGCGCAAAGGGATTGACACAGAAAAAGAACTCTTACTATTCTTGTATGGGATATGACCGAGAGAGTGTAAAGAAATATCTCAACCTTGAGACCGATACCATTCAGAAGGCAGAGAACTATGACAGGTTCAGTCTTGAAGGTGTCACGGATTGGTGGAGAAATAAATCATCTAAACGATATGACAAACTAAAGTCAGAAGGTAGACTTCGTAATACTTTGGAGAGTTGGAACGTGAACGCAGAGGATATCGATATTATTAGATAAAAATGAATTTTATTGAATTTTATACTTGACTTATGGTATGAAGTATGATAGAATAAGCCGTATAAGAAATAATTCTTATATTAAACATAGTGTTTTAGAGACCATTACTTGCAAACGCAGTTACCGTCTTTACTTCACGCAACTCTCCTAGAAAGGAGACCAACCTATGAGCAATAGTTTGCAACTAAACGAGTTTACTAAAAAAACTCACCCTGATGAAATCGCAATCCCTAATTGGGAGGAATATTTTATTAAATCCGTCGGGACAAAGGTGATTCCATTTGACGACATCTTTATTGATGATGAAACGTCAAACGTCACCAAAGTCAAGACACACACTTCTCAAGAAATTTCGTTACTTCAAGAGTCATTTTCTAACAATGCAAACCCGAGAGAGTTTCCTCCTGCGGTTATTTATCGTGGCGCAATGTATTCGAAACCTTACAAGTTGATATATGGTTATGGACGTACAGAAGCGTTGAAGAACCTAAGACAACCAGAATGGTTTTTTACTCTACTTGAAGGTCTTACCCCTGATGTAAATACTGAAGAAGCGCTAATAGATATTATGGCAGTGGAGAACGAAGGTTATCCGAAACGCCTCAACGAGGAACGTGACATGAAGTTAGTTATTTCTGGTAAGATAGAACGAGAAGTGATAGAGAACAACAGGAAAGCAATCGAGAAGTTCTTCGATGACATTTACGGTAAGACACGTACTAAATCTGTAAAAGGTCGCGTAGTCGCTGCTGTTATGGATGCGATGGAAACACCTGAACCATACACAGAGTATACTTCAGCTGACCGTCTCGCCCAATGGTTAGAAAACCATTGTAGAACAGATTACACTATACGTGGAGTTTTGAACGCACGCAGAAATGCATATGGTGTTGGTGTCGGAGAAGGTTACGCGGAACGTGTTATCTGGGCTGCATTAAGACGTTATGAGAAATACGGAATAATTACTGAAGTGATTGGTCACGTGAAAGCTCCGACTGCAAAAAAATGTCTGGACGTAAGACGACAAGAGTACTTGCGTGGTTGGGAAAACCTTGAGAGAACTTACCGTTATTGTGCAGGAGAAGATGCCGTGTTTCCTATCAGAGTTATTGGTTTTGCCCCTCAAGATAAGTTGAGAGACAACAACCAAGAATTGATAAAATGTGTAGACTATTATCCTAGAAACGATATGGGTGCTACTTTCAGACTTCTTTAGACTTTAGTTTGACTATATATAATATGGATAGGGGGTCTTCCCCTATCTTTGCGGAGTTAGTATAATGGCATTATTGTGAGTTTCCAATTCACAGAAGGGGGTTCGAATCCTCCACTCCGCTCCAATAACTTACGATGAGATTTACATGAACGGAAATATAATAGCGGGCCCATGTCAACATGAGTCCTTCGAACAGAGTTTGAAAATCGCGAAAGAGTGTAAACGAGTATGCGACAAGTACGGATATGATTACTACTTCAAGTCTTCTTTTGATAAGGCAAACCGAACAAGTGAAGATGGTATCCGTGGTCTTGGTTTGAGAACAACACTAGTAGACTTCAAACAAATAAAGAAAGAACTCGGTGTCAAGATGTTGACCGATGTTCATACCACTAAACAGATAGACCAGATTATGGATTGGTTCTATGATGTAATAGATGTATTACAGATACCCGCATTCCTATGTAGACAGACTGACCTGATACATCATGCATGTGCAACCAACAAGATTGTAAATATAAAGAAAGGTCAGTTCCTCGCCCCTTGGGATGTAAAGGGAATACTGAGTAAAACCGAAGAAGCACAAGAAGTTTGGATTACCGAACGCGGTACTTCGTTTGGATACAATACTTTGGTCGTAGACTTCACGGGTGTTGATTGGATGTTGAAGAACTTTTTTGGTATCCCTATAGTATTAGATTGCACTCACTCGGTTCAAAAACCTGGCGGTAATGGTACAAGTAGTGGTGGTAATCGAGATTTCGTTCCCGCCCTCTCGCGCGCGGGTAGTGCGGTGGGTGTGAAAAACTTCTTTATTGAAGTACACGCAGACCCAGACAACGCTCCAAGTGATGGTGCAAATATGGTACGACTTTCTAACTTCGAGAATATCATTCGCGGTATCAAAGAATGCAACTATACGAGTCCATATAATGAATCATGAACTTACCACTTGGGAAAAGGTACTCGCGAGGGCATTAGATTATCATATAGGTAGGAATGATGAAGACGAACCCAAGGTTCCTGTTCTTCCTATGAAACATTCACGAAAAGGTTTGTGGATGAGACTCGCATTACAAGGTGTCAACTGGATGACTTGTTTTTTCATTATAGCAGGAATTATTCACCACTGGTAAAAGGGAACCAATATGATACAACAAAGTAGACTGCATCTAAGAAGTGTAAACGAAACATGGAGAGAACATATGGTGAAGGCATTAGGATATGCTCTTACATTGCAGAGATTAGTTCCCGTACTTATTGTTCATAGTTTAATACCAAGTCTATTTACTTGTACTGCGAGTAATACTATGAAAGGTATATTAGACGATAGGTGTTGTTCTGATAATGAGGATAACCAAATGGAGTTTGATTTTGACGCTAACTAATTGGGATAGAACGCATATGGACGTTGCGAAACTTTATGCTGAACGTTCATACGCAGAACGCATACGAGTAGGTTGTATTATCGTAAAGGACAATCGTGTTCTATCAATCGGTATCAATGGTATGCCAAGTGGATGGGATAACAACTGCGAGACAAAGTATATACACGATTATGGAACACGAACTCCTGTGTACAAACTCAAAACGAAACCTGAAGTACTCCATGCAGAGACAAATGCGATTGCTAAGATAGCGAGGTCAAGTGAAAGTTGTGAAGGGGCGACACTCTATACGACTTGCGCACCTTGTCTACATTGCGCTAAGTTAATATATCAGGCAGGAATAACCAGAGTTATTTATGGGCATAAATATAAGTCTAATAAGGGATTGACTTTTTTGGAAAAATGTAATATAATAGTAAATACAACTAATGAGGAAACACCAGATTATGAATCCCTTTGAATATGTAAACAGTATTAACTATACTAAGAAGAATATTATGGACTCTCCTGAGAAGGAGAAGGGTTACAACCCATTTATGATAAATAGGTCTTTATCCTATTTTAATGATACCGTAATCCTTGCTAATGAAATGAACAAGTATCATCACCTAGATGGTCGTCTGCAATATTCATTTCTTATAAATATAGTTAGGAAACGGAAACGTTTCTCTAAGTGGAATAAACCACAGAAACATAATGATATTGAAGTTGTGAAACAATACTATGGATACAGTAATGAAAAAG